TGTGCTAGTCAAGGGACAGATTGTAAGGACTGCGGTTTTCGCTGAAAATCCAATGCATGCCCGATTGATTTTGGAATTCCAATTTGGCATAGGCAACGTGGTCAGTTCTCCTTCCATGGCAAACTAAAAGAAGGAAACAACTTAAACACCCTTAGGACCGCACTAGTTGCGAGGGTAGGCGGCTGCTGCCTTGGGATTACGATTCGCTACCGTTGTCCCTAAAAGCAGCACCTTTACATTTATCACCGTGCCATCGATTATAAGTGTATGGTGCAAATTCTCCGTCACAATGTGTACACTGCAATCTATTACTGATATAACTACCAGTTGATCTTCCCTTATTCCACGGTGTTCTACCTTTTCTTTGATTTGATAAATTAATTTTATCTTCAAGTTTCCATTCCCACCCGCCAGCAGATTTGTTAGATTTTTGGTTAACTGTCTTAGGTATTTTGCCTTTGCTTAAATTTAATTTTTTTATAGACTCGGATATTTTTTGTTTATGTTCTTCAGTGTGCGGTTTTATCTTAGCACCTCTTACTCCACCTCCCCATAATCCGTCTTCATCTTTTAGGTTTGCCCATTCGTTAGAGTTTACAATGTTATTTTCTTTAGAAAATCTCATAGCATACTCAGTGAGTTGTTGTTTATCATCAAACAAATGACACCACACTGTGGTAACATCGTTACCGTATTTTGCAAGATGACGGGTCCAATGTTTCCCTGACCCTTTATATTTCACTGGGTTTTCATTAACGGTTTTTCCAAAATACTTCAGACCAGTAATATTGTGTTTTTTAATGTATAAGTAGGTAGGTTTAAAAGTTTGCATGATATATTTATCCGTTCTACCGTAGACTCATAAGTGAGCAAATTTCTTTTGACAAAATCAAAATCTGTGTTATACTTGTGTTTTAGGAGTATATATGGACACCAAAACATTCAACGGCGAACAAAAGATCAAACTCACCCAAATCATCAACGAAGGCATGCAGGTCATGCACGAGATTGACACACTACAAGGTGGCTTGACTGACACCATCAAGGCCATTGCAGAAGAATTAGAAATCAAACCTGCTGTGTTGAAAAAAGCCATCAGAGTGGCGCACAAGGCCGAATTTGGCAAGACCAAACAAGATCAAGAACTGTTGGAAACAATTCTTGAAACAGTGGGCAAGACATTATAAATATTGCTTCGAACAGCAACGAGTCGTTCACGTCACGATCATGTAGCAAGGCTATACCGGCCACAAACGGAGAACAATGAGTTATATTGACGCACTATTTGATCGTGAACACGATCGCATTCACGTGGTAGAACGCCGCGACGGCCGAAGGCAGTATCGAGAGTATCCTGCCAATTATGTTTTTTACTACGACGACCCCAGAGGCAAGTTCCAAAGCATCTATGGCACACCTGTGTCAAGGTTCAGCACACGCAACAACAAAGAGTTCCGCAAGGAAGTCAGAGCACAAAGCGGCCGACAAATCTACGAATCGGATATCAATCCCATATTCCGATGCTTTGAAGAAAACTACAAAGACCAAGACGCCCCCACACTGCACACAGCATTTTTTGACATTGAGGTTGCGTTCGATCCAGTGCGTGGATTCTCTCCTGTAACAGATCCTTTCAATGCCATCACTGCCATATCGGTATATTTGAATTGGTTGGAGCAACTGGTCACCCTGGTGGTAGCACCACGCCACATGAGTGCAGAGACTGCTCGTGAGATCTGTGCGGAATTCGAAAACACTGTGTTGTGTGAATCTGAAACAGAAATGTTGAAGATGTTTCTGGATCTGATCGATGATGCAGACATCTTGAGTGGATGGAACTCAGAAGGCTATGACATACCTTACACTGTAAATCGTATCACTCGAGTGCTCAGCAAAGACGACACCCGACGGTTTTGTTTGTGGGGACAGTTTCCCAAGAAGCGTGTGTTCGAACGCTTTGGTGCTGAGAATGAAACCTATGACTTGGTGGGCCGTGTGCATATGGACTATATGCAACTGTATCGCAAGTACACTTATGAAGAGCGTCACAGTTACAGCCTGGATGCCATTGCTGAGTACGAACTGGGTGAACGCAAGACACAGTTTGAAGGCACCTTGGATCAGTTGTACAACCAACACTTCAAAACTTTTATTGAATACAATAGACAAGATACCTTGTTGTTGGATAAACTGGACAAGAAATTACGCTTCTTGGAACTGGCCAGCGAACTGGCACATGCCAACACAGTGCTGTTGGCCACCACAATGGGTGCTGTGGCTGTCACAGAACAGGCCATCATCAACGAAGCACACGAACGTGGCATGGTTGTTCCCAATCGACAACAGCGACTCACTGACGAAGACACACAGGCAGCAGGTGCGTATGTGGCGTATCCCAAGAAAGGATTACATGAGTGGATTGGCTCGGTTGACATCAACAGTCTATATCCGTCAGCAATTCGTGCCTTGAACATGGGTCCAGAAACCATTATAGGCCAACTGCGTCCCATAATGACTGACCGATACATCCGAGACAAAATGGCCAAAGGCGATTCATTTGCGGCTGCATGGGAAGGTGTGTTTGCCAGTCTAGAATACACAGCAGTGATGGAACAGCAACGTGGCACAGAGATCACTATAGACTGGCAGTCAGGAGAAGAGACTGTACACTCAGGTGCTGAAATTTGGTACATGTTGTTTGACTCAAACCAGCCGTGGATTTTGAGTGCCAATGGCACCATATTCACATACGAAAAGAAAGGCGTTATTCCTGGCTTGTTGGAACGCTGGTATGCTGAACGCAAAGACATGCAGGCCAAAAAGAAAGACGCCAAGGATGCCAAAGAGATTGCTTTCTGGGACAAACGTCAATTGGTCAAGAAGATTAACTTGAACAGTTTGTACGGTGCTATTCTCAATCCTGGCTGCAGATTTTTTGACAAACGTATTGGCCAAAGCACGACCCTTACTGGCAGAAGCATTGCCCGGCACATGGACGCACACTTGAATGAGTGTATCACCGGCGAGTACGACCATGTGGGCAAAGCAGTTATCTATGGTGACACAGATTCATGTTACTTCTCAGCATGGCCGGTGCTCAAACAAGAAGTTGCAGAAGGTCGCATGGCTTGGTCAAAGGAAATCTGTATTCAACTGTACGATTCAATTGCTGATCAGGTCAACGACTCATTTCCGGCATTCATGGAACGTGCTTTCCACTGCCCCAGAGACATGGGAGATTTGATCAAAGCCGGTCGTGAAACAGTGGCAGACCGTGGTTTGTTCATCACAAAGAAACGCTATGCTGTCAACGCCATTGACATTGAAAACAAACGCTTGGATGTCAACGGTGCAATTGGCAAGACCAAGGCCACTGGCTTGGATTTGAAACGTTCAGATACACCCAAAGTTATTCAAGACTTTTTGCTGGAAATTCTAAATCGAGTGCTGGCCGGTGCTGAACGTGATGAAATTATTGAACGTGTGCGTGAGTTCAAGTACGAATTCAAAGAGCGACCAGGCTGGGAAAAAGGCAGTCCAAAGCGTGTGAATAACTTGACCAAGTACGGCAAGGAAGAAGAACGCCTGGGCAAAGCCAACATGCCCGGGCATGTACGTGCGGCCATGAACTGGAACAATTTGCGAAGAATGAACTCAGACAACTACAGCATGCAGGTGGTTGATGGTATGAAAACCATTGTGTGCAAGCTGAGAAGCAACGCACTGGGCTGGACATCAATTGGCTATCCCACAGACGAGATGCACTTGCCGCAGTGGTTCAGGGACTTGCCTTTTGATGACACAGAAATGGAAGCCACTGTGGTGGATCAAAAGATTGACAACTTGCTGGGTGTGTTGGACTGGGACTTGGCTGCGGCCACCAACACTGAGAACACATTTACATCATTATTTTCTTTCGAATGAAACTGAGTGAACTTGTTGGCTATTTGAACTTGTTGGACAGCAATGAACTTGCTCCCGACTATCACACGGCTATTAGACGGTTTCAAGAAATTGGTCATGTGGTTGCTAATCACGCTGTTCAAATAGATAATTTTGCAAATGACTTTGAAAATAAAATTCAAACAATTTTAAATAGTTTCACAGACGCACAACAAACCTTGGAGGATTTAAAAAGTCGAGTCAAACAACAAATTTCTGCTATGGAACTAGATCAATATCAAGCCAGTCAACGCTTGTATGAACAAGAAATGTGTTATGAAACAAATGAATATATTTTGAATCGTCGACTCAGCATTGATCCTGATAGTCGACTGTTACTCACAGGTCGACTGCTACAGTACACAGATTGGCGGTTGCCTGGTTTGATCATGCGCCCTGGACGTGAAAATTTCATTGAAGAATTGGTACCACTGGATCCATTATATTTGGTAGATCAACATCAAGAACTGTTAGATCCTTCAATACTGGCATTTACTCCAGAATATCAACGCCGATTAAGACCATATACAATCAATGACTATGATCACACTGATGCACTGTGGCAACTGCCTGTGAACCAGTTTGGGTTGATATTTGCCTACAACTATTTCAACTACAAACCCATGAAGGTGGTACGTCAGTATCTTGGCAGTATGTTTTCACGACTACGGCCAGGTGGCGTGGCCATATTTACATTCAATGATTGCGACTGGGCACATGGAGTAGCACTTGCTGAACGCAGTTTTATGTGCTACACACCTGGACGAGAAATTCAGGCCCATTGCAATCAACTCGGGTTTGAAACTCTTTCGGTAAATCGCGGGCAAGGCGATGTTGCTTGGATGGAAATACGCCGTCCTGGCGAAATTGAATCCCTCAGAGGCGGGCAGAGCCTGGCCAAAATAGTTGCTAATCAGTAAAAAAATCTATATAATCATACAACATAGGAGTAAGCATGAGAGATTATCTTAAAGACTTGGTAGAACACACACACGATCTTGGCTGCATTGACTTGATCAAAATCACCGGCGACGACAAAAGCACAGCCATTGTGGGCGTGGCTGAAGACTTGTCAGTGGTATTAGAAGGTGAATTCAAAAACCCGCACCCAGATTTTACAGGCACATTTGGCATGCCCAACTTGAACAAGTTAAAAATCTTGTTGAACTTGCAAGAGTACCGAGAAAATGCCAAACTCAAACTGACCAAGAAAGCCACAGGTGCTCCTGATGGCATTGAGTTTGAAAATGCTGGGGGAGACTTCCGCAACACATATCGTTTTATGGCAGCAGAGATTGTAAACGACAAACTCAAAACACCCAAGTTCAAAGGTGTCACATGGCACATTGAATTTGAGCCCACTGTGGCTGCTATCCAAAAACTGCGTATGCAAGCACAAGCCAATGCTGAAGAGCCCAACTTCCAGGCCAAAACTGAAAACGGCGACTTGAAATTTTTCTTTGGCGACCATTCAACACACGCCGGTAACTTTGTGTTCCACTCAGGTGTCAATGGACAATTGAAACGTGCCTGGTCTTGGCCGGCTGTACAGTTCATGTCCATCATGGCCTTGACTGGTGACAAGACTATTCGCATCAGCGATGATGGTGCTGCCAAGATCACAGTGGATTCAGGCGTGGCTGTTTACAACTATATTTTACCAGCACAAAGCAAGTGATGACAGAAACACACACACGTACTGTTGCGAGAACAATAAGTTATAGAATCATTGCCATGCTGATCACCGCCTTATGGACAGGTCTAGGCAATGCAGTGATTATTCACATTGTGTTGGCCGGTGTTCATTATGTCATGGAACGTGTATGGTTAAAAATTAAGTGGGGCCGAATTGCAGGATAATCTAACAGCCAAACAAACTGGTCCAGATGGTCGAAGCCAATATGCCATTTTCCTTCCAGCCATATCAGGTTTCTATGCCACGTTTGTGGGCAAGCAACGCAACGAGCACTACGTGGATCCTGCGAGGTTTCCGCAGGGACTCACAGACATGGAACAAATGAACTGGCTCAACAGTCAGAAAGCATTGTTCCCATACAAGTGGT